ACTGGGACTGTGCAATCAATAACTGCTACCAATAATGCACTAACTGTGAATGCTTGGAGTCATGTGGCTGTGACTCGCAGTGGTTCAACATATCGATTGTTTGTCAACGGAGTTCAAACATCATCTACAGGAACCATAACCAACGCTGCAAGCACCAATGGTAATACCATGCATGTGGGTGGAGTTAATTTTACAGGTGCTTTACAATACCTATCTGGATTTATCAGCAATCTGCGTGTGACCAGTGGTGCAGCATTATATACCGCAGGCTTTACTCCAAGTACCACACCATTGACAACCTCACCGGGGTCTGGAACTGTTCAGCTGTTGTTGCCGTTGAGTGCGTTACCATTCACAGATTCAAGTGCCAATGCATTAAATGTTACCAACATTGGTACAACTCCATTGGCCAGTTCAGGTCCGTTTACACAAACGATCACTGCTGCAACTTTTGATACTCTATCACCATATGTGAGTCCAGCACCTGTAATGGATCTACGGGTAGCACCTGCTACAGCCACAGTTGGTACTGTATGGCCCGATGCCTCAGGCAATGGCAACAACGGAACGCTGACTGGCAACAACTCATTTATGAGTCGTATAAACACAAACGGTGGTGCCATCAGACTGGCCACTGGTGCCAGCACAACAGCTAATGCTTCCTTCATCACTACACCGTTTACGCTCAGTACCACCAGCTTTACGGTCAGCATTATATATTCCCTAGAGGGCAGCGTGGCCAATGGTTCACCGGCGGGCATTTGGGATAACAGTAGTATTACAGCAACTAGAGGTTATAGAGGATTTTGGGGCCGGACTGATATCAATCAAATGGGTGCTCGTATCGGCGGTAGTGCCTATTCCTTTACTCCTATGTTAACTTCAGGTGGCAGTACCGCTACAATATTCAATACAATTTATGAAGCAACTTGGGTGGTTAGATCTGACCTTATCTACTTGTATATAAACGGACAAATAACAAACGTCAACAACATACAAAATGCCGCACTGCCAGCCGCGGGCTTTGCTACCAATACCATGTTGTTTGGAGCAATGCGTGGTGACGATGGAACAACGGCTCCTAGTAGGAGCCTAGGCTGTACCTTGTATAATATGCGTGTTTATAACACAGCTTTAACACAAGCACAGGTAATAGCAAACTATAATTCGTACCGTGGTAACTACGGAATCTAATAAACGGTAAATATACTAAAGAGAGCAGACTATGACAGTACAAACAATTAATATCGGCAATGTGGTAAATGATGGCCTAGGCGATGATCTACGCACCGCGTTTCAAAAGGTAAATGCCAACTTTGCAGATCTAAGCACTCAGCTAACTATCACTGCCACTAACGTCGGCGCAACCGGTGTGGGTGTTTTCAAAGAAAAAGTAGGTGCCGATCTACGATTTAAAAAATTAGTGTCTGGCACAAAGATGCTGTTGAATGAAAACACAGACACTATTACTGTTAACAACACTGCTCCAGATGCTTTTATCAGAATAGACACTGACGCTGGTGTCATGCTGGCCAGCACACATCAACAGATCACCATGGCAGGAGTAGCTGCTCCGGGTTCTACTACCAGCCGAAAAGACATCGAAGTCAATGCTTTTGGATCTACTATAAGTTTTAAAACTATTGTTCCGGTTACAGACATCTTAACTTCCTACGACTTTGGAACTATCACTGGTTCATACACTAATGCCATGCAGGTAGCTTTACAATCTGCAAACATAGACTTTGGCACTGTTCTACTGCCTGGACGCATAGATATAGACTGCGGTAGTATTCTTTAAGGATCGATCGCATGATATCATGGATCACACCCGCAGGCAGTTTAGGTTTATTAACGGAACGCATCACTGTAGATATCGCTGTATCAGCAACGTCTAACGTAGGGGCAGTGACATATTCTTTGATAGCAGGCGCACTGCCTAGAGGGCTGAAACTGATCAATGGTGCTATCAAAGGTAGCCCCACTGAAGTAAGAGTGTATACTAACAGTAGGTTTGTAATACGTGCTGCTGATGGAGTTGATGTTGAGGATCGAACTTTCAGTATAGCAGTAGATGGATCTGATAGACCGATATGGTTGACCAACGAGGGATTTTTAAATGTAGGTCCTGCAGAAGCATATTTTGTCTTAGATAATTCTCCTGTGAATTTTCAACTAGAAGCCCGTGACTCTGATGTAATTGCCGGCGATATATTAGAATTTTACCTTATTCCTAATGGCGGTCTATTACCTCCCGGACTCAGTCTTAGTAAAACTGGTTTGATATCGGGATTCACTGATCCTGTATTTGCAGTAGAATATACTAGAGAAACTTCAGGTGGATATGACACTGCACCTCTGGATGTGTTTCCCATAGACTTTGTAGAAGCAAGATCCAACGGCTTTGATACATTTCTCTATGATACCGTAACATTCGACTATAACGAACCTAGTCGAACACCTAGAAGACTAAGCAGGATTTATAATTTCGTAGTAGCGATCACTGATGGTGTGTATACTGAAAATCGTCTGTTTAAGATATATGTAGTCACTGAAGAATTTCTTCAAGCAGATAACAGTATTGTGCAGGTCGATACCAATCTTTTTCAGGCCGATTCGTCTAGTACTAGAAATCCTATTTGGATTACCGGCAGCGATCTTGGTAGGTTCCGTGCCAACAACTATGTGACTATATTCCTAGATGTATACGATCCGCCGACACTGTCGGGAACTATCACTTATTTTTTACTACCTTTCAATCCCGATAACTCTGCCAGTGAACTACCACCTGGGATGGTCTTGGACAGCGTCACTGGCGAGATAGCCGGTAGTGTTCCTTATCAGGCCAGAATCTCAAGAACATACACATTTACTATAAGAGCGGTAAACTATCCAGCCACACTGGCCTATGTAAATTATATTTACAAAGGCACTTGGAACAACAGCACCACTTATATTGTCAATGATGCTGTGGAGTTTCAAGGAGTCACTTATATCTGCATAGTTGCACATTTGAATCGATTACCCACAGACGATAATTTCTGGCGAGCAGGAACTTCCAAAGCTGAAAAAACTTTCACTGTGGTCACTATAGGTGAGATAGAAAGCGCAATAAATTGGATCACTGACAGTGATCTAGGCACAATAAAGCCCAACCTACCCAGTCAAAAATACCTCGAAGCTGAAAGTCTATTATATGGCGGGCGGGTCAGCTATGAGTTCATTACCGGAGTATTACCTCCAGGTCTGACATTTCTACCAAATGGTATCATTCAAGGCAAGGTCAAACAGTTTGCAGACGACGCTGGTCCAGGATTGACACGATTCTACGAGCGGGCTGACAGTCTTGCACCAGCGGAAGACAGTTCTACTCTTTCTAGAGATTTCTCTTCAACATTCGATTCCGGTGATACCAGCTTTGATAAAAAATTCAAATTCACAGTACGAGCTCGAGACAGTGTGAATTTTTCAGCAGTGGATCGAGAATTCACTGTCACTGTGATCGCAGACAACAACAAAACATTTGCCAATCTCTATGTCAAAGCTTTCCAGACTAAATCCAAGAGATTGGCCTGGTATGATTTCATCACTGATGCTACTATATTTCGATCTTCAGATCTATATAGATATGGAGACGCAAACTTTGGTGTCCAGACTGCACTAAATGTCTTGATATTTGCAGGCATAGAAAGTGTCTCTGCGGTAAAATATGTACAGGCTATGAGCCGTAATCATTATCACAAACGTTTAAAATTCGGCAATGTTAAGGTAAGTGAAGCCAAAGATCCAACAACTCAAAACACTGTGTACGAAATCGTATACGTAGACATAATCGATGACCTAGAAAAAGACGGACGCAGTATCAGCCAAACTGTAGAGTTACCTAATAACATCAACAGCAAAGTGTTGATCAGTTATGACAGTATCAGAGTAGACAGCGATATTCCGTTTGTCAGCGACAGCGATCATCAAAGAGTATTTCCAAATTCAATCAAGAATATGCGCAAACGAATACAAGCGGTGGGAAATCGAGATAGAGAATTTTTACCGTTATGGATGCGCAGCATTCAAGATAACGGCAGCGTTGAACCCGGATATGTAAAAGCATTACCCTTGTGTTTCTGTAAGCCGGGATCTTCTCCGGCAGTTGTAGCAAGAATCAAGGCCAGCGGATTTGATTTTAAAACCATTGATTTTGTAGCAGATCGTTATATAATAGATATTATAGACGGAGAAATAGAGGATAAATACCTTGCATTTCCGCAACGTGGAGAAAAACTACCGTGACAAGCAATATTAATTTCGCAGCAATAAATGAAAACTTTCCTGTGGCTGGACAGGACAACGATACTCAAACGTTCAGAGACAACTTTGATACTATCAAAGCTAACTTCTCTGCTGCTAAGACTGAGATCACAGATCTGCAGGATAACTCAGCTCGAACAGATCAAGACAACGATTTCTTATACAATGTAGTGGGATCTCTGACTTTACAAGACGCTTATCTACGTAAAAAAGATTATGGTGCGGCTATTGTAGCAGGCACACAGGATATCAGTTTCAAACAGGCCATGTACCATGTAGTGAAGGTTGGAGCAAATACCAGCTTGTCATTCACAGAATTTCCTACCGAATTAGTGGATATCACTGGGCTTGGAAAGATTGGTAAAGCCACTATAGAACTCTACGGAGATGGCACCGCTAGAACCATCACATTCACAACCACAGGTGCCACAGTGATTAAAAAATCTCCAGGATTTCCTCCATCAGTAACTGTCACCTCAGATACAAACCCTGTGATCATCGAAGTATGGCAACACAGTACCGCTGTAATTTTCTTGAATTATCTAGGATTATACAGCTGATGTTTCATCCCCTAAGTGGCGATTTGTCAGAATACAAAGATCAAGATATTGAAAATCGCCTTATTGAATTGAATAAAAAATATCATGCTGCTGCAAGAATGGGCAGCAGAGATCTCTTGACACAACTATCAACATTTGTTACAATATACAGAGAAGAACTCGCTAAGAGACATGCTCAGAAATTGAAACAGGCAGATGGTGATTTAGGTCAATTGATCAATGTGGACTAATACAACTCAACAACTTATCCAAGGTGTGATGCAGCATGGCCCAGATATACTGAGTCACTGCGTGACCGCTGACGATCTTTCACAGTATGTGAACCGATTACATCAAGAGCATTTAAACTACCCAATCCCCCCAGCCGACTTAGACTGTACTGAATGGTTCATTCCCAAAGAATATCAACACATGGACATAGAAGAATTTTTAGTAACTAACTGTCCAAAACAGAATTATGATAGACTAATACAAGAACTTGATCTATATAAAAGCCACAATCTGCTGCCTGTACTGAGAGCAATGAAATATATAGTAGACACACTCAGAAACAATAATATAGTATGGGGAGTAGGTCGAGGCAGTTCTGTAGCCAGTTATGTGTTGTTCATAATCGGCATACATAAAATAGACAGCGTTAAATACAAACTACCAATCAACGAATTTTTTAAAGGAGACTAAAATGGGTCTAACACACACCTCAATGAGAGGCAAAGAGATTGACATGGAAAAGATGAGCATGAGATTTGAAAAAACTCCGGCTGTGGGTAATATGAAAGTAAATGCTCGTGGTGATGAGATAGGCGAAGGTGGCAAGGTCATCCGCACACGTGAACAGGTGTTGGCAGACTACTATGCACAAAATCCCAATGCTTTGCGAGAAGAAGTATCAACTCGCAGTAATAAAAAGTAAGGACTATAATGGCTACGCAATTCGAAGCACGACAAATGCAGGTACGTCCCCTGTCGAAAGATATTTTAGTCAGCGATATGGACATGGGTGAACAGATCACCGCCAGTGGCATTGTGATCAAAAGTGATGACGGGAAAGCTCATGGTGTTAGGCCACGTTGGGCTCGAGTTTATAAAATCGGCGACAGCTGTGAATTAGACGTCAAGATAGGTCAGTGGATTTTAATTGAACACGGTCGATGGACTCGCAAGATCAAAATCGACGACGGCGAAAGCATCAAAGAAATTCAAAAGATAGAAATTTCTGCGGTGCTGGCTGTCAGCGATTCGCGACCCAGTGATGTTCACATTGGCGAGGAATTCAACCACGGTAGTAGTGCAACATTCAGTCCTGATCAATTTTTATAATGGGTTTTAAGAAAAGTTGGGAAGTCGGTGACATTGCTTCCCAAGTACATAGTCTTGCCAGAGAAATCTCTAGTCCGTACAACGACGGATTCACTCAGTGGTACTGCAAACAGGATCTTTATCAAATTAAACAGATAGTAGATCAGGCCTTGGCTAAATCTCCCAACTTCGGGGAATTAGAACAAGAGTGGTTGCATGAACAAGAAAAAAAGCATATAATAAAAATACTAAAGTCTTGAAGGAGTTATATGACTAATCCGTTTCGTGATCAAGAAAAATTCATGCGAGCATGCGATCAATCAATAGACACAATGAATGAATCACAGTACGCAATGTACAAGAGTTTGATTGAAGAGGAGTTTGGAGAACTGCAATCAGCACATGATATGGAAGCAGAACTAGATGCCTTGATCGATATTCTAGTTGTTACTATTGGTGCTATACATTCAGCAGGGTTCGATGCCGAAGGTGCATGGCGCGAAGTCATGGCCACTAACTTTGCCAAGATTGATCGTGAAACTGGCAAGGTACGCAAACGTGAAGATGGCAAAGTACTGAAACCTACCGGATGGCATCCACCTGTGTTGTCACCGTTCCTAACTAGAAAATGATCGGAGAGGATTAATACAATGAAAGAATTATGGGTAGAAAAGTACAGACCGAAAACAGTTGATGGCTACGTTTTTAGAGATGATCACCAACGTAAACAAATCGCTACATGGATCAAGGATAAAAGTATCCCGCATCTTTTATTAAGTGGTGTTGCTGGCATCGGCAAGACTACTTTGGCTAAAATATTAATCAATGAAATAGGCATTGAAGAATATGATGTTCTAGAGATCAATGCATCTCGAACCAACTCAGTAGATGATGTACGAGATAAAATTACTAACTTCGTGTCAATGATTCCGTTTGGTCCGTTTAAAGTGGTATTACTGGATGAGGCTGATTATCTTTCTCCTAATGCTCAGGCTGCACTACGAGGAGTTATGGAAGACTATCATGCCACTGCTAGATTTTTATTGACTTGTAATTATCCTAATCGTATTATTCCAGCAATACATTCGAGATGTCAGGGATTCCACATCGAAAAAACTGATATGACTGAGTACACTGCCAGAGCTGCTACTGTGCTAGTCGAAGAAGGTATTGAATTTGAGTTAGATACATTAGACAGCTATGTCAAAGTAGCATATCCTGATCTTCGAAAATGTCTGCAATTACTACAACAGAACAGTCAAGACGGAGTGTTATCAGCGCCAACTCAGGGAGATAGCGGTGCGGCTGATTGGAAATTTGACATGGTAGAATTATTTAAAACTGGAAAGCTACAAGAAGCAAGGAAACTGTTGTGCGGCAAACTGCGAGCAGAAGAGATGGAAGATGTATACGTGTGGTTGTATAACAACCTAGATATTTTTGGCAGTGAAGAAAATCAAGACAAGGCTCTCATGATCGTCAAGCAAGGTATGGTAGATCATACTTTGATCTCAGACCCCGAAATTAATCTTGCTGCTACATTGGTGAAATTATCCAAGATCAATGCCAGATAAAAAATCTAATACTGCCAAAGGAAGAAACAGTTATGATTCAGAAAGCACAGGATCATTAATACCTTTCTTTAATCGTAACGTGACTCCTTACGCTACAGAGGCAGGAGGTCCTAAGTTTGATCTTGTTCCGGTTACCCAGCAAAAAGACATAATGATCAATCATGCTAGGATGTATGCTCAACAAGAATATAACCGGATAATGGAATTAGTTACTGTACTACAAAAACAAGCAGACGGTATTAAAAGACGTTTAGATGTCACCGACACTGTGCATACAGCCGAATACCAGTTTCAAATTGTTATGGGTCAGTATTATTGGATTGTTTGGGATAAAAGAAAAGAAAAAACTCTGTTAGTTCACACAGGACCCAATGAGTGGAGCACCGGTGCTCCTGATGATTATCAATATCAAATGCGTGTAAAATACATGGGCGATCACACATGGTTAGAAGTAGACAATGAAGGAAATCCTGTAGAATGAATGAACGTTATATGATTGTTACCTATATCAAAAAACCCAACGGTATGTGGGATGAGGTAACTGAATTCAAAAACAAAATTAAAACAAAACATATTCAATCTGCTAAAGTTGTTTTAGATTTTAAAGAAAAGAAATGTGTAGTAAACAGCCTTAATCGAGAAGCGAGTTATGAAGATATGATTGAATTTTATAAAAGAATGTTGGGGGATCGTTTGACCCCCCACCTCCCTGAAGATTAAGAATCGCCGTAGATTGCTAGTATTTCTTTAACAGCTTCATGTCTTTCGACATCTTGCACGTCAAACTTTACCAGATCCACATATCTATTATTTTCAAAATTATTGAACAATTGTAAAAACTCTAGTAGTCCGTTACCGCTAGGGCGATCTGCTTGTTGTAAATCTCCTGTCACAACCATCTTCGAATTATGCCCTAACCGTGTCAGCAACATTTTCATCTGACTAGGTGTGGCATTTTGCATTTCGTCGGCGATCACTACAGAATTTTTAAAAGTTCTACCTCGCATGTATGCCAAAGGACTGGTTTCTATCACCCCCTCTTTTACAAAATTTTCTATTTCTCTGGCATTGAAGTTTTCACTAAGAACATCAAAAATCGGTTTGGTCCAGGGAGCCATTTTTTCGTTTAGGTCCCCGGGCAAGAATCCGTGTTGCTCGTCAACACTCACAGCAGGTCGAGTAATTATGATTTTATCTGCAGATCCGTATTTGAGTTGATCAACCGCCCACTGTACAGCCAACATGGTTTTACCCGTACCGGCTGGGCCGATAGCGAATACAATCATTTTGTTGGGATCGTTTAGTTTAAGTAGATAAGTCTCTTGACTTAGACTCTTGGGATAAATCTGTACTCTTCTGCGTTTCTCATTTAATCTATGATCAATATTTATTACGTTGTTGGGAAATCGTGGATCATATTGCTCTTTTTGCTGAACTTGCACTCTTTTTCGCTTCATATAAGGTTAGCCCTCCTGTAAGTGTTAGGCACGGACCTCAAACCGTAGTGTCCGTAGCCGAACACAAAACTATTTAACATCTGGTTGAAAAAGTAATGTGTTATGTTTGTATTTTGACGATAAATACAAAGGGAGATATTATGGCAGACATCAAAGACATTATCAGCAATATTGAACAGATCTACGGGTCTAACAACAGTCTTAACCTTCTCAAGGACTTTGAAAGGGTCATTGACGAATTAGATGTATATGTGTACGATAACTGGATCGACGGCGAGCTAGTAGATGGCCCGAGAGAAAGCAGATACCACGTTGAATGCACATTTATGTGGCCAAAAGAACAACTTCCTGAACCCAAGGGCGGCAAACGATTGTTAGAATACGGGTGCAGAGTACAGGTAGCGGAAAGTCAAATAGCTAAAGTTAGAAAGATCAAAACAGCCGACGATATTCGTCCAGGTACACGCAAGGGCAAGATAGATCACAAAGATATATGGATGATCAAGATAGCAATGCCTAAGAAACTGATGAGTGACATTAATAGAGGCTACACAGAACTTGATAAAAATAAAATCGAAGATATTGTTAACGCCAACAGCATTAACATGACAATTGATCCGGCAGAACAACAAACACAGGAAATGGCAAATGCAGAACAACCAGCAGCTCAGTGAAGGTTTGAGAGCCAAGGATCTCAAAGAAATGGTCTATGACACATTTGAAGTTGATGCCTTTAGATCAAAGATGGGAGAGGATCAAGATGTTTGCGTGGTCAGCTTCAAGGTCAAAGATCGCTCGCCGGCCAAGGATCTCATGGAATTTATCGAAAAAGGTTATAACTTTGTCTTAGATGCAGATGTGAGTTCTGGAGAAAACAAAGACGGTGAGTATTCTGTGTTTGTAGAAATTTCTCGCAGCGATAAACTAGCAGAGCATATCGAAGAACTAACCTACGGTGTGAAAAAACTCACAGGTATAGATTCATTTAAATTCAAATACTATAAACAATCTGCAATACACGAAGCTACCAAAGATAAATTTAATGAAAAAATTCCGTCTAGTGTAGGAGAATACAAACGTTTCATAGATCGAACAAAAACTGAAGATATCAAACAATTCTTCAGCAAGACACTTATGGACGACCTTACGCTGAACGGCAATATCATAACCATACACAAACCTTTTGATAAAAAAGTACAGTTAAAAATGGTCAAAGATTCCGATACTGAATCTGTGCTTGAAGGCATAGACGATGGATATTCTGTCGATCAAGCTGCGACCAGTGAAGTGTTTTGGCTGACAAAGGTTTTAGGAGATTATGGTATTAATAAGATTGGAGACAATTTTGTTTTCAGTAATGGCAATCGTTCTATGTTACTAAAGAGGATATAAAAATGAGCTTTACATTTAACTTTGATAAAAACCAACTGAAAGAGATGATCCCGCGCAATCCCTATGTGAATCAATGGTACGACGCGATATCAGAGATACTACCGGAATACGGCATCAACACTCCACAGCGTGTGGCTGCTTTCTTAGCACAGTGCGCTCACGAAAGCGGTGGGTTTGTATTCTTAAAAGAGAATCTCAACTACAAGGCTCCTAGTCTAAGAAAAGTATTTCCCAAATACTTTCAAGACGACGCCACAGCAGCAGCCTATGCTAACAAGCCAGAAAAAATTGCCAACAGAGTCTATGCTAACCGCATGGGTAACGGCGATGAGTCATCAGGCGATGGTTGGCGTTATTGCGGACGTGGATTGATTCAGCTCACAGGCAAAGACAACTATACATTCTTTGCAGCATCTCTAGACATACCTGTTGAAGAGGCGGCAGAGTATCTTCAGACATTTGAAGGTGCTGTACAAAGTGCCTGCTTCTTCTGGGAACAGAACAATCTCAACCAATGGGCAGACAAGGGCGATATCCTTACGCTGACCAAACGCATCAACGGTGGAACCATCGGCCTAGAAGATAGAATCAAACACTACGAACACGCTCTGCATATCTTTGGAGCACATTGATCGTGTGGCAATTTCAGTGGATGCTTAGTTTAATCCCCGACAGTTTATTTGTTTGGGTTACCTATATTCTCATGATCCTAGGAGCTGGGCTATATGTGGCCAGCAAACTGGTCACATGGATTCCTCTAATGCGCCAATACAAACTGCCTGCAGAATTAGTAGGCATTGTGATTTTAATGATGGGCATATATGTGTTCGGTGGGTACGGTGTTGAGATGTCGTGGCGAGACAAAGTTCGAGAATTAGAAGAAAAAGTCAAGGCAGCTGAAACTAAGAGCCAAGAAGTCAAGGTTGAAATACAGAAAAAAATCATATACAAAACCAAGATAGTCAAACAGAAAGAAACCGTGTATGTAGATCGCATCAAAGAAATAGCCAAAGAAGTAGATGCTAAATGCGAAGTTGATCCTAGAGTTATTGAAGAACTCAACAAGGCATCTGAAGATCCGTTCAAAGGAGATGCTAAATGAAATATCTAATTTTAGCATTTGCAGTGTTATTAACAGGATGCAGTACAACTGCTCCTGTGGTAATGAAATTCCCAGAAGTGCCAGAAGCACTGATGCAACAGTGCGACCCGTTGGACAAAATACCTGCAGATACCAAGCAACTCAGTGTTACTGCTGAAACTGTAATCAAGAACTATGGCAAATATCACGTGTGCAGGATCAAAGTAGAAGAATGGCAGGAATGGTACCGAGCTAATAAGAAAATTTACGAATCTGTTAAATAGTATTTTAATAAGGAGTGATAGATGAGTGCTGTAGACACAATTCTCAAAATGATTACCAAAGAAGCCAAAGACCCAGATGCGCCTAAGCCGCCAGCAGGATCCCGCTCAGAGAGAGAAGCAAAGATCAAAGACAAAGCTGGCATGGTTATTTCTGTGTTTGCTCTGCTGTTAGCAGTCAATAGTTGGTACGGTGGTAAGTTATCTAGCACAGTATTAAACAATACCCTGGGTGCTAACAACAAGTGGGCGCAATATCAAGCCAAGAACGGACGCGGTGTCAGCTACGAAATTGCAGCTAAGACCACTAGTGATCCAAAATTGAAAGCAGAGTTCATGGCAGAGAAAGAACGCATGGACAGTGACAAGAAAGAAATCATGGCTGAAGCACGAGCAATGGAAGCGACCCGTGAAGAAGCCAAGAAAGGTAGTCCTTGGATCGGATATGCCAGCACAGCATATCAACTAGCCATTGTAGTGCTGTCAGCTAGTATCTTAGCTGTGAGCATGCCTATGTTTTGGGGTAGTTTTATCGTAGCCATTGCCGGAGTACTTTTAAGTGCTCAAGGTGTATGGTTGTTTATGTAGATTATAATAGGAGCGACAAATGAGCGAAGAAGTCAAAAGCGAAAGCGAAAAGAAAAAAGAAGATTGGATGAACAGCAAATGGCGTCCAATGATGGGTTGGATGTATATGGTAGTGTGTATGTTTGACATGATAGTATTTCCGATATTATGGAGTCTATTACAAACAGTAACTCACACTCCTATCACTCAATGGAATCCGTTAACACTACAAGGTGCTGGACTATTCCACATCGCGATGGGTGCGGTACTTGGTATTGCAGCATTTGGTCGCACACAAGAAAAACTAAATGGAGCAAACAATGGCGGACTCAACACAGCCCCAACAAGCCCACCTGCAACAAGCTTTGGTAGCAGTCCAACAGTTGGAACAGGATCGTTTGGAACGGCGTCGGCAGCAAGCATTGGCGGAAGCAGCTTTGGAGGCGCACCTAAATCAGCAGCGCCGGCATTCAGCAGCTCAGGTAAACCCATGCCAGTCCAACCCGAACAACCAGAACTATAAGGATAAATGAATATGTTAGATATCGTATTATGGATAGCAGTAGGTGCATTTGTAGGATGGAATTTTCCACAGCCCTTCTGGGCCAAGGCCATGCAAGAAAAACTACAGGCCATGTTGGCTAAAAAGGTAGCTTAATATGATTGCACAAGAACCATGTGGCCAGTGTGGCCATACTCACCCTAAATAACAAGGAGATACCATGAAACACATTATTCTAGCACTAGGTCTAGCTTTTTCACTTGTAGGCCATAGCTATGCAGCAGATGCAGCTAAACCAGAGACCAAGAAAGTCTGTGTAGATGCACAAGGCAAAGACGGCAAACCTGTCATTGATCCCAAGACCAAAAAACCCAAACAGAACTGCAAAGAAGTCAAAGTGCATAAAAAGCATGAAGGCACAGCAGTTCCTGTAAAAAAATAATTCACACAGTAAATCTGCATTAAATAAAAGGACTACTTGACGTAGTCCTTTTTTTATCATATAATATAACTATGGATTATTACGCAACTTTAGGTTTAAAAAGAAATGCATCGGATGCTGAAATAAAAAAAGCATATCGAGGACTAGCTATGAAACATCATCCAGATCGAGGTGGTGATGAAAAGCGATTTAAGGAAATATCACAGGCCTATGATTTTCTCAGTGACCCAGAGAAAAAACAGATCATAGATCTAGGTGGTGATCCCAATGCACAACCAGGCATGGGTGGATTTAATCAAGGACCATTTGAATTTCATTTCAATACCGGAAATATCAACGACATGTTTGGTAATTTTGGATTTGGTGGCTTTGGCAGACAGCCGCAGAGACGCAATCAATCGCTGTCAGTGAATGTAGAAATAAGCTTAGAAGATGTGTTGAACGGCAAAGATCTAAATGCGGAAGTTTCAATTCCCGGTAAAGCAAAAATGATCAACATACAGATACCCCCGGGCATAGAACATGGTCAACAAATAAGATACGAAGGAATGGGGGATCATTCTATTACCAATCTCAAACCAGGAGACCTATTGGTAAATGTGTTTGTGAAAGAACACAGTATTTTCAAAAGAGAAAATACATCACTGATACTAGATAAGGAACTTGATGTATGGGATGCTATTCTCGGCACATCTATAGAAATCTTGACCTTAGACAAAAAGACTTTAACTATTACTGTACCGCCAGGCACACAACCTGACACAGTACTAAGCTGTCGTGGTGAGGGCTTACCGAATATGCGCACACGTCAGCGAGGCAATCTTTTGATTAAAATCAAAGTTGTTGTGCCTAGATTACTAAACAGCGATCAAATAGCACTGATTAAAACAATCAAACAAGGAAATGTAAAATGATCGAACCAAGTCAAAATCTACAAGAAATTTTTGAAAAATCCGTAAATGTGGCTAAAGGCCTAGGACATGAGTATATCACCATTGAACACCTCATATTCAGTATCATGGACGACGAGGACTCTTATAAACTACTAGAAAGTTTTGGTGCTGATGCGGCATTTATTAAAACCAATATAGAACACTATCTAAAAAACAGTCTTAACGATATCAAGATTGCAGGACCTAATAACAAACCAAAAAAAACCAATTCTGTTGAACGATTGCTTAATCGCTGTTTTACACAAGTACTATTCAGCGGTAGGCAACGCATGGAGATAGCAGACGTTATTGTCAGTGTGCTATCAGAAAAAAATAGTTTCGGTTATTACTTTCTCACCAAAGGCGGTGTGACCAAAGAAAAATTCATAAAGTATTTCCAAGAAAATGTACAGATCACTGAAGAAGAAACTGTGGAAACTAGAGTAGTGGCATCAAATCAAATAGATCGTATCCTGAATCAATTCTGTACTAATCTCAGTCTCAAAGCCAAACAACGCAAGATCGATCCAGTTATTGGTCGCGAAGAAGAAATAGAAAAAATACAATTAGTATTAGCTAGAAGAAATAAAAGCAATGTGTTGATGGTAGGTGATCCCGGTGTTGGTAAGACTGCTATTGCAGAAGGTCTTGCTAAAAAAATCCATGATAAAAAAGTACCTAAATTTATACAAGACCATCAGGTATATACGTTAGACATCAGTGCATTATTGGCAGGGTCTAAGTATCGTGGAGATTTTGAAGAACGTGTAAAGGCTGTGTTTGCTGCACTAGAAAAGAAAGGCAAAATTATTCTGTTCATTGACGAAGCGCACATGATGCAAGGAGCAGGATCATCCAGTCAAGGCTCTAATGACATGGCAAATATGTTGAAGCCTATGCTGACCAAAGGGGTGATCAAACTGATTGCATCTACTACTTGGGAAGAATATCGCAAACATTTTGAAAGTGACCGTGCGCTGATGAGACGCTTTCAACGTGTGACCATCGATGAGCCTACTGCTGAAATGGCTGTGAAAATTCTCAAAGGACTGAAAAAGTACTACGAATCTCATCATAATGTAAAAATATCAGATGCTGCCATTGATCAGGCTGTGAAATTAAGTGTGAAATATATGGCTGATAAAAAACTTCCGGACAAGGCCATTGACATTATAGACTGTGCATCGGCAAGATATAAACTCAAAGATGACGAGAGCATGGAGGGTGTGGAACAGATCGTAGACATAGAACAGGTCACATACGAACTATCTAAAATGATTAACATGCCTTTGGAAACTGTAACCCAGAAAGAAAGTAAAAATCTCAGCGATCTTGATCAACAGATGAAGGGAGTGGTATATGGACAGGACAAAGCAGTAGAAGGATTACTAGATAAAATTTTTGTTTCGCAGGCAGGTATGAAAGCACCTAATAAACCCATAGGCTCATTTCTGTTCCTTGGTCCCACAGGCTGCGGCAAAACTGAAACTGCCAAGCAGCTAGCAGACAAGATGGGCATGCAGTTAGTGAGATTTGACATGGGAGAATATCAGGAACAGCATTCTGTAGCTAGATTAATAGGAGCTCCTCCAGGATATGTTGGCTACGAGGACAATGCAGGTGCACTGATAACTAAACTGCAAGAACATCCTAATTGTATTCTACTACTGGACGAAATAGAAAAAGCTCATCCAAATGTCAGTAATGTATTGTTGGCTTTCATGGATAATGGTTTTGTCACTGGATCTAACGGCAAAGTTGCTGATGGACGCAACAGTATACTGATAATGACCAGTAATCTTGGTGCTGCGGATAACGAACGAAACACTATTGGATTCGGTGATCTAGAACGAGAGGGTGAGGACGACAAGGCTATTAAAAAATATTTCAGTCCAGAATTTCGTAATAGATTAGACGCAGTAATTAAATTCTCAAAGCTATCCAACGAAACTGTGTTACAGATAGTAAAGAAATTTGTTGCCGATCTTAATACTCAACTCAAGGACAAAGGCATAGAAATCTTGCTTAATGCCAAAGCTATTAGGTGGTTAGCTGATCGAGGCTATGATAAAAAAATGGGTGCAAGACCGTTGGCAAGATTGATTGATCAGGAAATCAAGAGCCCGTTGAGTCGTCGAGTATTGTTTGGGGATCTAGTCGACGGCGGCAGAGTCACTGTTGATGTTGTAGATGATAATCTCAGCTTTACTGTGACTGAGATTCCAAAACCGTTGACCAAAGAACAGAAAAAACTTCTTAGAATCAATAGAGCTGCGACAACCAAGGACAGTGAAGATGTTGAAGTACAAAACCAAATCAACCAGTCGTAAATTCTATAAAAAATGGGTATATAAAATCGGTCTCAAAATCGAAGGCTGTGTTATTCTACGAGGTCGTCCTATAAGTACCGTGAAATCTGTGTTTGGTCAAGACATGGATGAAAAAGTATTTTATCCTCAATGGCGGAATAGATCTTACGTAGATCGACAAGGCATTATTCGATTCTGTGATTTTATGGAAAAATTTCCTACAGACAGCTATGCTGTGAGAATAGAAGATAATAGATTAGATGTGTATACAAATGATCAAGATCTGTACGAAACGCTGTCGTTGACCTGTGAAGAAAACATCATTCACAGATTCTATCCAGATACAGATGATCTACGCCTATTAAACAGTTCACCGCATGTAATTGTTGTTAATAAACTTCCTAAAAATAGATATAATTATAGGGTGTATTTGCTGCCCCACAAGATGATCAGAGAAGATAAAAACAAATACATAGATTGGATCAAAGCACAGGATTCTAGAATAACATGTACTCCTGCTCTAGAAAGATGGTTTTACGCTACTGATTGGAACTGGGATCGAAGATATGTGTTAGTTGAAGATGAAGCCACTGTGTTAATGATGAAACTGCGCAACGCTGAGGTTGTTGGCACAGTATATAAGTTTGTGATCAGCGATAAATAACAGATGAGCAGAGAAACCATTGTAATACTGTCAAATATAGCCGACGATAGTCAGCCTTCTACATGGCAGTATAGTAACAAACATATAGGCGCAGGCTACTATAAGAACGGCAATGGCGTTCATACTATGACCTTTGAGCTTAATGATTTCAAAGGCAGTATTAAAGTACAGGCTACTCTAGACCTAAATCCTGGAGTCAACGACTGGTTTGATGTAGTATACGATTCTGCAGATGTGAATCTCACAGCTCTTGACAGCACCCCGCTTAACTCTAACGCAGCCTGCACATTTACAGGCAAATTTGTGTTTATACGTGTGGCCTATCAGTTAGAACAAGGCACAATCACCGAAATCCGGTATAATCAGTAAACTGTTTCAGACGATAAATATAGTATGACCTCCCGAGGAATACTATGAGAGACTTGTTATCTAAGTTAGACGCTATTGTTAGCGAAACAGAATTAAAAAATCCTAAAAATCTTCAGGATAAACTCAACGCATTAGCAGATCTTGAAAAGGATCCTGTAGCCAGCGACGATCCAGAAATCAGCAGCGCAATTACACAAAAAAAATCAGATCTTGAACGTGAAGCCAAATCCAAAGGATTTGAGGAATCATTTGAAGTAGGCGATGAGTTTGGTATTAGTTTTTCTGAAGATCACGAAATCGCTACTACTATTGTAGACATCCTAGAAGACGGTATTGTTATTGAGCTAGATGACACAGCATTAGATATGCTGACTAATGAAGGTTTGAATTTCTTAGAAGGTGAACTAGAAGAAAGTGTAGCTGGTCCTAAAAAATGCTGGAAAGGTTATAGAAAGACTGGTACACAACCTGGTACCGGTAAGAACGCAGGCAAGCGTGTAAACGACTGCGAAAAGATCGGTGAAGATGCTGTAGAAGAAAGTGGTCTTCAATACTATACCGGAGTTAAGAAACACGGTGAAGAATACATGAAGAAGGCTGCGGCTGCAGGTCGTGCAGGTGCCAGCCAGAAAGAACTTGGCGCACTCAAAGACAAGTACAGTAAAGCTCATAAAAATGAAGATCACGGTCCGGAGAATCCAGATGCACCTGTAAACTACGGCGAGTATGATCGTGAAGGCGACATGGCCAAGGATGATTTGCGCACCATCGACGATGCTGTCGAAGAACTATACAGCATTCTACGAGCAGATGACAATCTTCCAGAATGGGTACAAAGCAAGATCACCAAAGCTGTAGACTACATTGACACAGCTCGTGATTATATGAAAGCACAGAAATACGAAGAAGGTGTGGACGAAGATTCTTTAGATTCCATAAGAGATAAATTACGAAACCAAGGGTTAGGCAGTCCGAGGTCTTCAAATGATTTAGATCGATTTGAAAAAGAAAAAGATTTGCGTACCGACTATACTCTAAATTCTATAGCTAACCGTTCTAAAGAGGACAATGCTCGAACTCAACACGAAATTGATGTTCTAGCACATAAACTTAAGAGAATGGACAGAGATGATGATGATTGGAAAAAAACTTTTGACATGATGAGAGATAGAATTAATAGATATCAATGGTCAAGTCAACGCGATGTAGATCCAGAACAATTAAAGAAAATTACCGATATAAAATATGAGCCACAAAAGCAAAATGAAGCTGCCCAGGCCAAGACTGATGATAAGTTGCGTCAATACTATGCTGACTTGAAAGCAAAGAAACAAGCCGAAAAAGATAAACAACAAGGTGTGGCGGAAGGCGATGTCGACGAAGCCAAATATCAAGGACGTGAAGTTCCACTGGGCAAGAAGATGGCCGGCGATGTCAAGAAGTCCAAAGTATATGTACGCAAGCCCAACGGCAATATTGTCAAAGTAAACTTTGGCGATAAAAAAATGCGTATCAAGAAAAGTAATCCTGCACGTAGAAAATCATTCCGTGCCCGCCATAACTGTGCCAATCCAGGTCCTAGACACAAAGCCAGGTACTGGTCTTGCCGGAGCTGGTAATGTTATTAAAAGAAATGTTCAGTGCCATTGGTGCACCCAAAGACGAGCAACAAGAAATCGATTGGCTGGATGATTTAAAATTTTTCATCGACAACGATTCGAAAATGCTTGACCAGTATTTTTTCCCTGCAGTGCAGCGTCATTGTGCGCACAGAGGCAATCCCAATGTGTTCAAGGTATATATCCGGCCGTTAGAAAAGTGCATGGGTCATTATTGCGACAAATACGATGTTGATGATGCAGAACAAAAGTTTCCCAAAGACAAGCTAATAGACTTGGCCAAACGCATTGCCGACGAACAAGAAAAACACATAGAAAAAGGCGACTACGATTAATGCTGTTACGACAACTGTTCGAAGCTGAAACCAAACATGTGACATTCTGCTTTGGCCGGATGAATCCACCTACCATCGGTCACAAGCAGGTGCTTGATACCATGAAAAGCCAAGGCGGAGAAATGAAAATCTTTGTAAGTCAAAGTCAAGACAAAAAGAAAAATCCACTGGACTATGGTACTAAAATAAAGTTTATCAAGGCGATGTTTCCTCAATATGCCAAGGATGTGGTAGAGAATTCAGCTCTAAACACTATTGGCAAAGTAGCCAGCTATCTACATGAACAGGGATATAACGCTGTAACATTCGTTGCAGGGTCAGATCGCCTAGAGGACATGAAAAATCTTCTCACACAGTATAATGGCGTGGAAGGCAAAGCGCACGGATTTTATAAATTTGATGTTATTGATTTCGCCAGCAGTGGAGACCGTGAAGATGGTGCTGAAGGTGTAGCAGGAGTCAGTGCCAGCGGCGCTCGATCAGCTGCTGCCAACAATGACTTTGAAGGTTTCCAAGAAGCCACAGGTGCCGGAGAACTTGCCAAACCGTTGTTTGCTGCGGTACGTAAAGGCATGGGCATTAAGGGAGAAGTAGAAGAAGATATTAGTCGCAGGAGCTTTTTAAGGGGAGCAGGAGCATTAGCAACAGGTGCTGCACTAGGAGCCACAGGTGCTAACGCTCAAACTTCAGGTGAAGACTTTCTTCCAGACATTGTTGCTCATGTAAGATTCAAAGTTGATGGTAAAGAAATTACAAAAGATATTAATTTAGGAACAACATATAAATCTCCAAGAGAAGCGTCAGAAGCTCTTGAAAAATTCTTAAAGTCTAAAGGTATTAAATATTACGAATATGATCTCGAACGTGTAAAACCCAAAGACGATGACTATTTAGATAAAACTCCATATGCCGGCAATGGCGCGGGCCGTATTGACAAGACTCCTGCGGTTGGTAATAAATCTAACAGAAATTACATGTCTGCAGAAGATTGGTTCGGTGGATACAAATCTACCGGCAAATGGTTTTTAAAGAAAGACGGCGATGTGATTCGCACCGTAAACGGTGAACCATTTACATTCAAAAGTAAGGAAGATGCACTTAAATGGGCAATGAAAAACTACAAAGTCAGTTATGAAAAACAACGCATTATCCCAACTACAAATCCTGATAAAAATTTAATAACTACAGAAGCTCCGATTGAAATGGATCCTACTGATCCAATGGATCCGATGATTTACGGACACGATAAAGCTAATCCTGCAAAACTAAAATATCGTATGTTACGTGCTGCTGGACAACTAAAAGATCTTGCGGCTCGTGCAGAGAATGCTGACCCCAGCGAATGGCAGATCATGGCTCGTCAATTTGAAGAATTAAAAATGAACATAGAACAGATTCGTCATGCTTTAGAAGAATTAGGTAAAATCAAAAGCAAAGGCGGCATACGATCACGAGGCATTACATTATGAGAGCTAGAGAGTTTATCGTAGACGCTATTTCTTTAGATAAACTAAGGTCAGCTAGCGGTCCAGCAAGTCAGGATAGTAAAGATCTTGTCTCTAGACTCAAGCAAAGCATGCCATCGAAGCCACGCAATTTTATTGCCAAAAATGCTACCAAAGGCGGTGCTGGTGCACACAAAGATAAAAAACGGGCAGATAAGCGAGGTGACGTTAAGCACAAGCAGAAACAGTTTGCTGAAGGTGTGGCGGAAGGTAAAAGTCTTCAAGACTACGTAGAAGCAGGTGTATGCCCCATATGTCATGGAGACATGGTCTCAGAAGACCAACTTGAAGAAGGCAAAAAAGATGCCTGCTATCACAAGATCAAAGCTTCGTCTAAGGTTTGGCCTAGTGCATATGCGTCAGGACGGTTGGTACAGTGTCGCAAAGCCGGTGCTGCCAATTATGGCAAGGGCAAGAAGAAGTGAGAGCATACGAGTTTGTCACTGAGAAGTGGACTAAAAAATATAAAAAGTCCATAAACTGTTCTAACCCCAAAGGGTTCAGTCAACGAGCTCACTGCCAAGGTCGTAAAAAATCAGAAGACATAGAACCCATAGATGAAAATCTGCGTAAGTGGTTCAAAGACAAATGGGTCCGCTTTGGTCCAGATGGCAAGATACGTGGCGACTGTGCTAGAGATAGTGAGAAAGAAGGCAAGCCCAAGTGTCTACCACAGAGCAAGGCTCACGCACTAGGCAAAAAAGGTCGTGCCACTGCTGCTGCTCGCAAACGTCGTGAAGATCCTAATGCTAATCGTAAAGGAGCAGCTAAAAATGTCAGAACTAAATGAACTAGAAAAAATGGTTGAGATCACAGAATCAGCAAAGCACAAAGTAATAGATCTTCTCATGGAAGAAAATAATCCCAATCTCATGTTGCGCACATTTGTGCAAGGTGGCGGGTGCAGTGGATTTAGTTATGGATTTACATTTGATGAAATACAAAATGAAGATGATTTTGAATTTTCACTTAATGAACAATATAAGGTAGTGGTTGATGCTATGAGCATGCAATATCTACAAGGTGCCGAAATTGATTATCAAGAAGATATCACAGGTAGTCAGTTTGTGATTAAGAATCCCAATGCACAATCAACCTGCGGTTGTGGAAGTTCATTCTCAGTATGAAACAATACAGAGTCACATACAAAGTAGATACCGGAGAAGGAGACGATTGCGTCTTAGATCCCAATGATTCGTTGAATAAAATCAAAGATCAAATGTTTTTAGGCAAGGTACCTGGTATTGATGTTTATGAAGTTTATCCGGAGGACAATGGGTATGACACTCCAAAAAATCCTTACAGCGGCGTATAATAATTTCATTGATGCATTGACTCGCTTTGGATGCGGCCTAGGAGGAATCCCCTATGAGGGCTAGTGAGTTTGTCACTGAAAGACGTAAGCGACGTAGACCGCGTTGGGCTGCTTATGGCCCAGGTCCTTACGGCGGCTACGGATATGCTACTGGGTACAGTGGAGATAGTGGGGCTGGAGATGGTGGTGGTGGTGTAGGCGAAGATCAACATCCTAACGAAAAACCTAGACCGGGGACTAAACCAACAATGCCGGCTGGCACAGTAAAAGTAGATGTAAGCGATGTCTACGATTGGTATAAACTTGGACAACATATAAGCGATTTAGATGGACTAGGAAAGCATGATTTTGGCAAAGGGCCACCTAGTACTATCATGGCTTTTGGCAGTGAAGAGGAAGAACACGAGTACATCAAAGCTCTACAAAAGACTGGACTTACAACCACTGATATTGACCCTGTTGATCCTAATCAACCTAAGGGTATGAAAAAACAAAAAGTCGATCCAACATATAACGTGGAAAACTTTGCTGACGGAAAGAATCCCGGTCGCAAAGGGTTAGCCAAACGTTCAGGTGTTAATACCAAGGCCAGTGTTAGTGATCTACGAAAGACTGCTAAAAACAGCACAGGCGAAAAAGCTCGCATGGCACATTGGCTAGCAAACATGAAAGCAGGCCGTGCTAAGAAGAATAAATAACACTATGAGAATATCAGAAATCCTAGAATCCGCCACAGCAGGTGCTACCACTGCTGCTAATGTGGGCATAGGTGCTGTTTATAAAAACAAACCCGGAAAAACAGCAAAAAACAAAGACGGTACTGCTAAAAACGCTCTAGATCTCAAAGGCACGAATCTGCTAACTGGCGGGTCTTTGGTAAAAAGATAAATACAATACGACTTTAAAAGTTAAGGAACTTATAAAAATGGACTTCAAATCACTAATCAGCAAACTAGACAGCATGGATGCACCACCAAAGACTCCAGCTGCACCTACCATTGACAAAGCTGTGCAACTCAACGAAGATGCACAACTTCGTGTTCTAGCTGGACAAACAACCTATGTTTCGGAAGCTAAGAAAAAGAAAGACGAAGAAGTCAAAGAAGAAATGAAAGCTGGAGATAAAAAACCCAGTAGCACAGGTGGTACCATAGAAAAGACTGCTACAGGTGTCAAACACCATGCTGGTAAGAATTATGGTGGCAGCAAAGCTGAAGTTGATGATAACGAAGATGACAAGCCAGCTAAGAAAAAAGCCAAGAAAGAAAGCATTGAGCCCGAATTTAAAAGCAAGTTTATGAAGATGGTTGAAGCCAAGAAAGAAGAAGCTGATAAGAAGAAAGCTGACAAGAAAAAGAAAATGGAAGAAGGATCTAAGCCAGACTTCCTAGACCTTGACAAAGACGGCGACAAGAAAGAGCCAATGAAAAGTGCAGCTGACGACAAAGGTGGTGACAAGCCAGCTGGCAAGAAAGGCATGAGTGACAAGCAGGCCAAATACTTTGGTAAGAAAACAGAAAGCGCAATGATGCCAAAAGGCAAGAAGCGTCCAGTTAAGGAAAGTGTAGAAACTAAACTATCATTCAAACAGATGGTACAGTTGGTACAAGAAAGCGGTGGCCAACAACAGATCGATCCTGTAGACAAAGCTCTGTTTACCTGGGCTGAACGTGTGGCCAAGAACAAACTAGGCGAAGGCATGAAAGCTGATCTATACGCAGGTTTGGTCTATGAACGCAACGGCGGTGTGTTTGAAATGTACGATGTACTAAGCGAGTCGAAAAAAAGAATTAATGAAAGTCAGTTAGACGAAGGCATGATGGACAAAGTCAAAAGTGTATTAATGTCTAAACTAGCGCCAAAGCTTTCAGATCAAGAAAAATCTAAAATGGCAGATGTTGCTAAACAAGTTTTAGGCAAAGACCGTGCAGATTCAAGCGATTTTACATTAGCAAATATCAAAGCAATTTCTAAGGCACTAGGCGCTAAACCAGAAGCTGCGAGTGAATCCATTGAAGAAGGTCCAATGGATATGATAAAAGATGCCGGAAAGAAAGTCGGTGATTTCTTTGGTCAAAAGAAAGTAGATCCAAAGAGCGGTATGGGAACTATTGGCGGAATCAATGCATATCATAAAGATGCGACCTTAGGCGAAAAACTTGTCAGCCTAACCGGTGCATTGGGTGGCGCTGCTGCAACTATAGCTGGATTCTTTGGTGGCCCAGCTTGGTTAATAATTCCAGGCATACTAGCACTTATGATCATGTCGCAAGTTGGATTGACCAAAGATTAAGTTATCTTTCGGTAAACAAAAGCCAGTCATAGGTTGACTGGCTTTTTTTATGACTATATAATAGTCGTATAGGAGAGACAACATGACTAAAATGTACGGGCCTGAAGAAAAAGCCAAATTAGAAAGATTGATCAACGAAGGATCAAATGTACTTCGTGAAGTAGAAGATCTACAAGAAGGCCTAAAAGAAACTGTAAAAGCTGTCGCTGAAGAACTACAGGTCAAACCCAGTATCATTAACAAAGCCATCCGTATTGCACACAAAGACAATTGGAAAGATCACGAAGCTGAGTGGAACGAAATCGAAATGATTCTCGGAGTCACGAAACGCTTGCCCGAATGATAGATTTATTTAAACCAACCTTTGATTGGATAAAAGATGACTACGATACTCATCCTTTCCGTTTTATTGTTGAGCTTCTTGCTTGGGCGGTATCTATCGGCTGTGCCATTACCATGGCAGTCACTGTACCAAACCCTCCATTATTCGCTTTATATCCTGTTTGGATCGCTGGTTGTGCTATGTATGCTTGGGCTGCTTATACTAGGAAATCATTTGGCATGCTGGCTAACTACATATTGCTGACCACAATAGATACTGTTGGTCTGGTAAGAATGTTAAGTATATAAGATGACGGTCGGCGGGCCATAAACCGCATATTGGTATTTGCAAGCCTAAAATTGCATAGGAGAACAAATGAGTTTCGTGGACGCATACTACGATCGCGACGATGACATGATACGTGTCGTTGAGCGTGATGACAAAGGGCAGAGACATTTCAAAGACTACGCTGCCAGGCATATATTCTACTACAACGACCCCAAAGGCAAGTTCCAATCCATCAAAGGTGAACCCCTTAGTCGTGTAAGTTCAAAAAATGTCAAAGAACATCGCAAAGAACTTGCTATACATTCAAACAAAAGACTCTACGAGTCAGACATCAATCCCATATACAGATGTCTAGAAGATCATTATCTCAATCAAGATGCTCCAAAACTGAATGTAGCATTTTTTGACATTGAGGTAGACTTTGATCCAGAGCGTGGCTATGCATCACCCGATGATGCATTTATGCCAATTACTGCCATTGCTGTGTATCTACAATGGATGCAGACAATGGTATGTTTGGCTATTCCTCCTAAAACACTGAGTATGGAGGAAGCAATCAAGGCAGTCGCAGAATTTCCAAATACCATGCTGTTTGATAATGAAGCAGACATGTTAAATACTTTCTTGGATCTAATACAAGAGTCGGATGTGCTAAGTGGATGGAACTCAGAAGGCTTTGATATTCCATATACTGTTAATCGTGTTACCAAAGTTCTCAGCAAAGAGGATACTAGACGTTTTTGTCTATGGGATTGTTTTCCCAAGAAACGTGAATATGAAAAGTTTGGTAAAACTGCTACCACGTATGATTTCATAGGTCGTGTTCATATCGATAGTCTAGAATTATATCGCAAGTACACATACGAAGAACGGCATACCTATCGATTAGATGCTATTGCTGAATACGAATTAGGTGAGCGTAAAACACAATACGAAGGCACGTTGGATCAATTATACAATAATGACTTCAAGACATTCATTGAATATAACATCAATGACTGTATGCTTCTCGAGAAGCTCGATAGGAAATTAAAATTTATCGACTTAGCCAATACAATTGCACACGAAAACACAGTGCTGTTAGCAACTACCATGGGTGCAGTAGCAGTGACTGAACAGGCTATTATAAACGAAGCTCATCGAAGAGGTATGATAGTTCCTAATCGTAAAAAGATGGAAGAACATGGCGACACACAGGCAGCAGGAGCATATGTAGCATATCCCAAGAAAGGTATCCATGAGTGGATTGGCTCATTAGATATTAACAGTCTTTATCCTAGTGCGATCCGTGCGCTGAATATGGGTCCCGAGACTATTGTAGGACAACTACGTCAAGATGGAACCAAAGACTTTGTTGCTGCAGAAATGGCCAAAGGAAAATCATTTGCGTCAGCTTGGGAAGGCATTTTTGGTAGTCTTGAATATTCCGCAGTGATGAACAAAGAAGTAGGGCGTGAGATCAATATCGACTGGGAGGGTGGTGGCTCAGATAATCTAAGTGCTGCTCAAGTATACGATCTTATTTTTGAAAGTAATCAACCCTGGGTGCTGAGTGCAAATGGTACTATATTCACTTATGAAAACGAAGGTGTGATATCAGGACTTTTAGCTCGTTGGTACAAAGAACGTAAAGAAATGCAGGCCAAACTGCGAGAATGTATCCAAGCCGGTAACAAGATTGAAGAAGAATACTGGGATAAGCGACAACTGGTCAAGAAGATTCTACTAAACAGTCTATATGGTGCGATTTTAAATCCGGGCTGTAGATTCTTTGATAACAGGATCGGACAATCGACTACACTAACCGGTCGACAAATTGCCAAACACATGGCATCAAAAGTTAACGAAATTATCACCGGTGAATATGACCATGTAGGCAAAGCGGTCATATACGGTGACACAGACTCTTGTTATTTTTCAGCGTATGCTACCCTGAAAAAAGACATTGAGAAAGGATTGATTCCCTGGAACAGAGAATCAGTAGTTGAGCTTTATGATACCATAGGAGAAACTGTAAATGGCACATTTGTCAAATTCATGCAGGACGCATTTCATGTCCCTCGAACCAGAGCTGAGGTCATCAAAGCAGGTCGCGAAATTGTTGCAAGCAAAGGACTGTTCATCACTAAAAAGAGATACGCAGTACTCTACTACGACAAAGAAGGCAAACGTTCCGATACAGAAGGCAAACCAGGCAAGATCAAAGCCATGGGTCTTGACCTCAAGCGTTCAGATACCCCGGTTGTTATACAAGACTTCTTGAGTGAGGTACTGACTAAAACACTGACCGGTGTGACCAAAGAAGAGATACTACAATACATTACTGATTTCCGCACAGAGTTTAAAACTCGACCAGGTTGGGAAAAAGGTAGCCCTAAACGTGCTAACAATATCACAGAGTACGCTGCCAAAGAAAAGAAAGCAGGTAAGACTAACATGCCTGGTCATGTCAGAGCTTCATTGAATTGGAACACTTTGAAGCGTATGATGGATGACAAATACTCAATGCAGGTAGTAGATGGCATGAAAGTAATTGTATGCAAGATCAAAGACAATCCTATGGGATATACTTCTGTAGCCTATCCTGTGGATGAACTGAGATTACCGCAGTGGTTCAAAGATCTGCCTTTCAATGATGCAGAAATGGAAATCACTGTGATAGATGAGAAGTTAGAAAACCTTATTGGTGTTTTGGAATGGGACATTAGTTCAACAAGGTCGGATAATACATTCAACAAACTGTTTGATTTTGAGTGATTTCTAGGTTGCTTTTTACTCAAGATCTAAATATAATCTTAATATACAGGAGAATTCTTAATGAAAGATATACTACAAGACATCGTTAGCCACACACAGAA